TCACCGCAGCCTCCGGTAGGACGAGTTGGCCCGTTCAGGTTTGGGCCCCTTGCGCGCGGTGCCGAGGGGCTTCGGAAACTTCGCTTTCAGGTCGTCGTCAAGGATGCGCGAGGCACCGTCAATCAGGTCGTCGTGGGTACCGACGGGAAACGGGTCCAATTCCTCATCGATGAACGCCCGCACCACATCCACACGTTCGCCGCCGACCGTGGTAGTCACGTGGTTTGCCGGCATGTACCAGCGGCCTTGCTCGAGGATCGGCACCAGCCGGCGGATACGTTCGGCCTTGGCCAGCGGCCCGCCCAGCGCGGTGATCTTGAACCGGTACTGCTCGGTCTCCTGCAGGTGCTCGACGAACTCGATGTCGGCCTGCAGGCCGTATTCCTCGTAGCCGACGCCAACCGGCTCGTACTCCCGGTGGAGCGCGATCAGCGCCGTGCCCCGCTCGGTCAGGCTCAGCCGGTCGCGGATGCCGGCGATCCAGTAGTAGTTCTTGTCCTCGCCGAGGCTGATGACCTGCAGGGTCGTGTAGTCGGAGCCGGGCTTCTTCTTCGACGCCGGGTCGACCAGGATGTAGCGGTTCAACCGGGACCAGTGCTGCCCCGACCACGCCTGCACCCAGTCGGTCTTGAAGCCCTGCACCTCGTCGGCCTTGGGGTCTTGCAGCATCTGGCATCCGAATACATAGGGGCCCATGTCGCGGCGCTTGGCGGCCAATTGATCGCGGCCGAGCAGCACCGGCTCGCCGTCCACTGTACCGTCCACGGTCGCCGGGTGGACGCGGGGACGCACCGAGCCGCGGCGGATCATCTCGCGGTAGGTGTCGTTGAAGTGATAGCGGGTGCCGATGGTGCGGCGCCTGCCGGTGCGCGTCCCGAGATTCAGGCTCAGCGCCCAGGCGTCCGTCACCTTGCGAATCATCTCCGGCGTGGTCACCGATTCCCGCGTCACCACGTCGTCGTAGATCAGCCGGGCGAAGTGCTTGCCCGTGGGCTGGCCGTCGACCAAGCCCCAGGCCTCGACCGTCGCTTCCTTGGGATTGCGGCGGCGCTTGACGATAATCCCGTCGTCGAGGGACCACTTGGGCGCCTCGCGGCCCGGCACTTCCCAGAGGATGTCGGGGAAAAGCCAGCGGAGCGTCTCGTTCAGCTCGAACTCGCGCTTGATCTGCGAGAGGAACCCCTTGGCGATGGGCCGGGTGTGCGAAAAGATGCCGACCGTCAATTCCGGGTCGTTGAGCACGTCCTGGATCGTGAGGCCGAAGGTGATGATCGAGCTCTTGTAGTGGTCGCGGGCCCAGAGGTCGAGGCAGCCGTCCGGCTCAGCAGCCACCTCGCGGCAGCGCGCGAACAGCCAGTCCCGGTTGACGTCCCGGCGCCTGAGCACGCCGACCAGCAGGTAGAAGAGATCGTTCCGGGCCAGCCACCGCTGGGCCTCGCGATAGCCGTCGGTGCCGTCGCGGCGCGTCGCCTCGGCGAGCTTGTCAGTGTAGAACCGGATCGCTTCCGCCCGACTCATCGGCACCATCGTCGGCCGGGTCGGCGAAGAGGTCCTCGACCCGTTTCCTGACGTCATCGGGCGTCACGTCCTTTGTTTCGATGGGCCCGCCGCCGCGGCCGGTGTGCTCGTGGCGGCTGATCTCGCGCCATCGGTCGGGGCGCCGGTTCTTCAGCCAGAATGAGGCGGCGCTGGTCTCGGGCGGAAAGTGTTTCACCGTCGGCACGGCGACCGGCTCGCCGGCAACCATCACAACCTTGTCCTCGGCGTGCGCATAGCCAATGGCCCGCTCGAACAGCCGGCGCTCGACCAGGTCATCGGGCGTCGCCCGCCCGTCGTGGACAGCCTCGCGCAGCGCGGCGTGTCGCTGGAGCCAGGCATCGAAGGTCCGCGCCCCGACGTTGAAGAAGTCCGCCATGTCGGCATTGGTCGCGCCGAGCCGGCACAGCTTTCGCGCCTGCTCGGCGAACTCGGCCCGGTACTTGGTCGGCCGCCCGCCCGGCATCTCAGCCGCCGATGAACAGCGCCAGCATGCGCGTCAGCAGCCGCCCGACGTTGCGGGTGAAGCCGGCAGCCGGGACATGCGGGGTGCGAGTGTAGTTGGTGCCACCGGTGGCGATGACGGGGCCGAACAGCCGGCCCATCTCCGCCCGGCCGCGGCCGCGGACGGCGGTCATCAGCCGTTTGCTCCCATGTCGGGCGGCCGACGGGCTGCCTGGCGGTGCAGGAGGTCGCGGGCCCGCGGGCTGCGCGCCCGCCCGGCGGCGACCTCGCGGTCCGATTTTTCTTCGAGCACGCCGAAGTCGTCGCCGCCGCGCACGACGACAACCCGCTCAATGATTTCGCCCGCCGCCGCCACGCCGATGAGCGCACCGACGATGAGCAGCAACAGGACCAGCAGCAGCGCTGCACCCGCGTCGAGGGCGATCATTTCTGGATCACCGCGATCTTGTTGCCGGCCTCAATGTACTTATAGACCAGCATGTTCTGTGGGATGTAGCCGCCACCCGTCGTCGGGTTGGCGGTCGGGTCGGCGCCGATCTTGACGATGCACTCGGCGTCCGGCAGCAGGGCGACCCGCTTGGTACCCTCGCCGGTCGTCGGAATGGCGGCCGACTGGGTCGACGTCGAACCGATGGCGATCTGGCCCTCGTCCACCGGATGGCCGAGCCCGACCTCGGCGGCGGCCTCGTAGACCTCGTAGAACAGTGTCGCCATCAGGTCGCCCCTCCCAGCTCGTCAATCGGATCCAGCGCCGCGTTGGTGGTGACCGTCCGGCTGGCGTGCACCGTCGTCCCGTTGGACCGGTAGATGTCGAGGTTGCCGGCGCCGTCGTCGTCGACGCGATGCACCGCCTGCATCACCGCCGTCGCCAGGGACTTCTTCGGCGCCGAGGCCTCGAAGTTGGAGGTGGCGCGGATCATCACCTGGTCGGCGGCCTCCTCCCACGCCCCCGTCGCCACGACGGCGGCGGTGATGGCGTCGGTGGCGAATGTCGCGGACGTGATCGAACCGTCGGCCAGCGATCCGCAGGTGCCGATGGTCGAGTTGGACTTGTTGTAGCCGGTGCCGTCGTAGTCGGCCCTGAAGTTGTTGGCGACGGTGGTCTCGCCGCCGATCGAGTGAACGTCGGCGTGGCCGCAACCGAAGATGATGAAGCCGCTGCCGTTGGCCGGTGTACCGTTGAACGCTGGTGAGACGGTGATCCTACCGTTGCCGGCACCACCACCGTCGTAGGCGGTGATCTGGCGGTACTGCCCGTCGAGGTCACCGCTCGTGAAGCCGATGTAGCTGCCTTTGTAGTGGTCGACCGTTGCCACGGTGAGTGTGGTGTCGAAGGCGTCAGAGCTCGGCGTGCCGGTCACCGTCCCGGCGGTCATCGCATCCAGGTAGCGCTCGAACCTGGAGGCGGCGTCCTTGTCGTCATGAACGGCATGGAGATTGGCCGCCGCCGTGCCTCAGATGACGAAATTGTTGCCGTTCGCGGTGTCGTTGGGCAGCGCCGGCGACACCGTGATTGTACCGTTCGTGCCGGAGTAATCGGTGATCATCCGGGCGGTGTCGCCGTTGTCGCCAGAGAGAAAACTGATGATCATCCCGTTGTAGTGGTCGTCATCAGGTTCAGTGAGGTCGGTCGAGAAGGTCGTTTTTCCGGTCGTCGTGGCCGTGCAGCTGCCGCGGATGCCCGACCTGGCAATCGCCTCGAGCACGCTTGCCGCCGCCGTCTCCCCAGCGATCTCGCCGATGTTGACGTCCGGGCGGTTGTTGTTGCTGAGGGTAACCGCGTTGCTCAGCCAAAGCCGGACATCCCCGTAGCTGCTCCCCCAGATCACGAATGTGTTGGTGTCGGCCGGAGTGGTCTTGAACACCGGTGTGACGGTGATCTGCTTCGATGTTCCGTCATAGGCGGCGACAACCCGCGTCTGTCCCGCGGCCGGACCGTCGACAAAGCTCAGGAAAGCCCCGTTGTAGTAGCCATTGTCCGACGCCGGCAGATCGGTATTGAAAATGCTATCCGACGGCGAGGCGTCGCTGACGGCGCCGACCACCATGCCAAGGGCCCAATCGCGGAGATTGTGGATGGCGGTGCCGTCTCCGTCGAGCTGTACCGGGTTTGTGCGCAGCTTGGCGCTTCCGCCGACGTAGCCGGTGCCGTCGAAGAAGGCCTTCTGGTTGGCGGCGGCGGTGCTGTCGTTGTAGAGGGTTTTCAGGTTGGTGACGGTGACCGTGCTGTCGCCCCAGGAATTCACGTTGACGTCGGGTTTGCTGAGCACCGGATCGACGGTGACCGCGTTGCCGAGCCAGAACCGCACGTCCACCTTGCTGTAGCCGTAGATGACGAAGGTTTCGGTATTTGCCGGTATGTCGGTAAAGTTCGGGACCACCGTTATGGCCTTGGTCGTGCCGTTGTAGCCTGTGATCAGGCGAACCTGGCCCTTGAGGTCCCCGGTGACGAACGCCACGAGCGCCCCGTTGTAGTGGGCCTCCGTTACCTCCGTCAGGTCGGTGATGAAGGTGTTGTTCGAAGCGCCCGTGTCGTTCACCGCGCCGACGGTGACGGTCTTGGAGTAGTTGCTGAGCGCCGTCGCCGCGTCGAAGCTGTCGCGGACCGCCTCGATATTCACGTCCGGACGCCCGCTCGGGTCCCCGGTCACCGCGTTGCCGACCCACTCCTTGACATCGGCATGGCCGTGGCCGTCGCTTTCCACGCCCAACGTCCGCCCCGCCGTCGCCGGGTTCAGCGCCTTCAGCGCGCCGAGGGTCATACCCTCCGGCAGCAGGATGTCGTAGGTGGTGGTGACGTCCGGCGCCGTCTCCCAATCGGGCTCGACGTCGGCGACCTTGGTGGACGTATTGTAGGACTTGATCCGCCGCACCTGGTTGTCGGCGCCGCCGGTGCCGCCGCCGGTACCGCCGGTGGTCTTGACGAAGCACCCCGTAAGATCGAAGGCCGCCGCACCGGACGCCAGGGTGATGGAACCCAACCCGCCGGTCTGGGCCGTGTTGTTCTCGACGTCGGCAAGCAATCTCGGCTGTATGGTCAGCAGGGTGTTCTTCGGCCCGCTCGCCACCTTCGCGGCGATGGCCAGCATGGAGCAGTCGGTCTCGGCGCCGCTGAGCGTGATGTACCCGACGCCGTTCGACCCGGTAATGGTGGTGACCTCTTCGGTGCAGGCGGCAAAAGCCCCGCCATCCTTGGAGACCTCCGTGTCCGGCGTGGTCGGGTCGGTCGGATCGCCGTCGGCATCCAGGTACGGGATCTGGACGGTGAACCGTGCGCCTTTGACGGGGAACGGCAATGCCGCGTGTGAAGCATGATTGGCCATTAGCAGGGTGTTGAGAAATCCGATGGCGTTGTCGGCTGCGGGGTGATTCACTTTCGGCCAAAGGTATTGGCCGAGAGGGGAGCATGCGGGGGACGG